CCAAGATATGGAAAAGATGTAATGGCTAAAGGTGTAAAACATTATAAAAGAGATGGTACTGAACACAAAGGCAGTATGCACAAAATGCCTAATGGTCAATTACATACAAATAAGACTCATACCAAAACAAGTGTTAGACTTTATCATTTTAAAGATCTTTCAAAGAAAGCAAAAGAAAAAGCTAAAAAAGGTAAGTAATGCCTGATCCTAAAAAAGGCACAGGTAAAAAACCTAAAGGTAGCGGTAGACGTTTATATACGGATGAGAATCCTAAAGATACTGTTAGTATTAAGTTTGCAACTGTAAAAGATGCAAGAGATACTGTTGCTAAAGTTAAACGTATAAAAAAACCTTTTGCAAGAAAGATTCAAATACTTACTGTTCTTGAACAAAGAGCTAAAGTAGCTGGTAAAACTAAACAAGCTGAAATAGCTAAAAGAGGTAAGGCAGCAATAAGGAAAAAAAATGGCTCTAAGAAAAAGTCAAAGAAGTCTTAAGAAGTGGACAAAACAAAAGTGGAGAACTCCAAGCGGTAAGAAGTCTTCTGAAACTGGTGAAGTCTATGCTCCGTCTGCAAAAATTAAAAAGTTAAAGTCTACTCCTGCAGGTAGAAAAAAACTTGCAGCAGCAAATAAAAAGAAAAGAGAAGCTACTGCTAAAGGTAAACAACACGCTAGACACGGACTGCATAAAAAGAAAACTAAGAAAAGGAAGAAGAAATAATGGCTAAGAAAAAAGATCCTAGACTTGCAAGAGCAGGAGTATCAGGATATAACAAGCCTAAACGTACTCCTAATCATAAAACAAAGTCTCACGTTGTTGTAGCTAAAGTAGGAGACAAAGTAAAAACTATACGTTTCGGACAGCAAGGAGTAAGAGGAGCAGGAAAGAATCCTAAGTCTGCAAAAGATAAAGCTAGAAAAAGATCTTACTATGCTAGACATAATGCACAGGATTCAAGTCCTAGTAAACTAAGTGCAAGATATTGGTCTCATAAGGTTAAGTGGTGAGTACTCTTGGTGGATTATTTATGCAATTAAAAGCACAAGGAATGTTACTTCCAGATGAATATGTCAGACGTACCTCTTCTACTATCCCTTTTGGTTATGAGTTGTCTCCTGTTGATGGTTACTTAAAGCCTATACCTGAAGAGCTTAGTATACTTAAAGAAGTTTCAGAGTCTATAAATAAAGAAGAAATAAGTTTAGGTATTGGTGTCGATTGGTTAGAAGCTGAAACAGGTAGAAAGATTAGTCGTATGGGTTTAAAGAAACACGTTGATAAAGTATATGGAAGATTGGGAAAAAAATCCAAATAATTACTTGACAGATGCTCAAGGGAACTATATACTAAAGAAGGACGGTACTCCACAAAAGAAACGTGGAAGACCTAAAAATTCTGAGTTATCAGATGTTAGAGCAGCATTACAGGCTCAGAAGGCTTTAAAGAAAAAGAACTCTAAAGTTTCAAAACTGCGGAGATCTTTAAAGAAAGCAGAAAAAGAATTAGATAAAAGTAAAAAAGTTTTAACATCTAATGTTATTACTGAAAAAGAAAGTAAAGAATTACCAGATGCTATACAAAAGCATTTGGATGAAACAGGTTCTTATGTTGAGTTTATGCCCAACGAAGGGCCACAGAAAGATTTTTTAGCTGCACCAGAAAAGGATGTTTTATACGGTGGAGCTGCTGGTGGTGGTAAAAGTTATGCAATGTTAATAGATCCATTGCGCTATTGTCACAATCCAGTACACAGAGCATTGATACTTAGAAGGTCAATGCCTGAATTAAGAGAATTAATAGATAAGTCGAGAGAACTTTATCCTAAAGCTTTTAAAGGAGCAAAGTTTAGAGAAGTAGAAAAACTTTGGAACTTTCCTAGCGGAGCAAAGATAGAGTTTGGATTTTTAGAAAGAGACTCAGATGTTTATCGTTATCAAGGACAGGCATATAGTTGGATAGGCTTTGACGAGATAACACACTTACCAACAGAGTTTGGTTGGAACTATTTAGCATCGCGTTTAAGAACTACAGATCCTAATCTTCAAACTTATTTAAGATGCACAGCAAACCCAGGTGGAGTTGGTGCGCATTGGGTAAAGAAAAGATATGTATTACCATCAGAATCTAATAACGCATTTATAGGTAAAGATGGTCTTACTAGAAAATTTATCCCTGCTCGATTACAGGATAACCCTTATCTAGCAGAAGATGGTGAATATGAAAGGATGCTTAACTCGCTTCCTGCTGTACAACGTAAACAGTTACTAGAAGGTAATTGGGATATAGCAGAAGGAGCAGCGTTTGCAGAGTTTGAAAGAGAAACTCATATAATATCTCCTTTTGAAATACCGTCTTGGTGGGAAAGATTTAAAGGTATAGATTATGGCTATGCCGCAGAAAGTTGTTGTTTATGGGCTGCCGTAGATCCCGAAGACAAGACCATCATTATATATAGAGAACTCTACCAGAAAGGTCTTACAGGGAGCGCGTTAGCTGATAAAATAACATATATGGAAGAAAGTGAAGTAAAGTCTATTCCAGGTGTATTAGATACAGCAGCTTGGGCTAGAACAGGTTATTCAGGGCCTACTATTGGAGAAACACTTGTCAATAAAGGTCATAAGTTAAGAAGAGCAGATAAAAACAGAGTTGCAGGTAAAGTTCATATACACGAACATTTAAGAAAGCGACCTGATGGAAGACCAAGATTACAAGTAGTAAGTTCTTGTACTAATTTAATTAGAGAGCTACAAGGTATTCCGTTATCTAAAACTAATTCAGAAGATGTAGATACTAATGCTTCTGATCACGCTTATGATGCTTTACGTTATTTATTAATGAGCCGACCAAGAGTTGATCATCCTTATGACAGAAGGTTAAGAATACAAACTGATATATATAAACCGTCAGACTCAACATTTGGATATTAGTAAATGGCAGAAAAAGAAAATACATTTTTAAACGCTGATAACATCTATGAAGAAGTCGAAGGCGAAACAGGCAGTATTTTAAAACTTGAAGAAGATCAACAATCCAATCTAGTAGGAATAATAAAGTCTAGATTTGCTCAAGCCGAAGATAAAAGAGATATGGATGAGCGTAGATGGTTAAAGGCTTATGAAAACTATCGTGGAATGTATAGTAATTCTGTAAAGTTTAGAGAGTCTGAAAAGTCTAGAATCTTTGTAAAGGTTACAAAAACAAAAGTACTTGCTGCCTTTGGTCAGCTTGTAGATGTTATATTTGGAACTGGTAAGTTTCCTATAGGTGTTACAGAAACTAAAATACCTGAAGGTGAATACGGAGCAGCTCATTTAGATACAGCTAATCCACAACCAGGAATGGAAACATCTATACCAGATAACATAGGTAATAGATTAGAAGATCCTCCACAAGAAGAAAATCCTTATGATGTAGGCTATGAAGGTGATGGAAGAACTTTAAAACCTGGAGCTACATTTGGTAAAGGAGTCTTTACAGACTCTATAGAAGATCAAGCTAATGATATGTTAGTAGATGGGTATAGCCCTGATCCTAGTAAGCTAGAATTAAATCCTGCACAAAAAGCTGCAAGAAGAATGGAAAAGCTTATTCACGATCAAATAGAAGAATCAAGTGGATCTTCTGAAATAAGAAATGCTTTATTAGAATCTGCTATGTTAGGAACAGGTCTTGTTAAGGGGCCTTTTAATTTTAATAAAAAATTACACAAATGGGATGAGACTGAAGAAGGAGAAAGAGAATATAATCCTTTAGAAGTTAGAGTACCAAGAATAGAATTTGTAAGTTGTTGGGATTTTTATCCTGATCCTGCAGCAACTAATATGGAAGAATGTGAGTTTGTAGTACATCGCCATAAAATGAATCGTAGTCAGCTCAGACAACTTCGTAGTATGCCTTACTTTAATGAAGATGCAATTAGAGATTGTTTACAAATGGGGCCTAACTATGAAGAAAAAGATTTTGAAAGTAGATTAAAAGATGATGCCAGAGGCGGTGAAGACTATCAAGGAAGTTATGAAGTTCTTGAATATTGGGGCATTATGGATGCAGAGTACGCTAGAGAAGTAGGAATAGAACTACCCGACACAATAGATGATTTAGATGAAGTACAAATCAATGCTTGGATAACTGGTAATAAATTATTACGAGCAGTAATAAATCCGTTTACTCCTTATCGTATTCCTTATCACGCTTTCCCTTACGAAAGAAACCCATACAATTTCTTTGGTATTGGAGTAGCAGAAAATATGGACGATAGCCAACAAGTGATGAATGGTCACGCAAGGATGGCAGTAGATAACTTAGCTCTATCAGGCTCTGTAGTCTTTGATATTGATGAGTCTGCTTTAGTAGGTGGACAGTCGATGGAAATATATCCAGGAAAAATATTCCGTAGACAGGCAGGAATGCCCGGACAAGCAATACACGGATTAAAGTTTCCAAATACATCTAATGAAAATATGATGATGTTTGACAAGTTTAGACAACTTGCAGACGAACAAACAGGAATACCATCATACTCACACGGACAAACAGGTGTTCAGAGTATGACAAGGACAGCTTCTGGAATGTCAATGCTATTAGGTGCAGCAAGTTTAAATATTAAAACTGTTGTTAAAAACCTAGATGACTTTTTATTGAAGCCTTTGGGGGAAGCTTACTTTCAATGGAATATGCAATTTTTTGAAGGCGAGATGGATGTTAAAGGCGATTTAGAAATTAATGCCTCTGGAACAAATAGCTTGATGCAAAAAGAAGTAAGAAGTCAAAGACTAACTATGTTCTTACAAACTGCACAAAGTCCTGCTGTTGCTCCTTTTGTTAAGATTTCTAAGTTAATAAGTGAACTAGCCTATAGCTTAGATTTAGATCCTGATGAAATACTCAACGATCCTGAAGAAGCAGCTATTATGGCACAGATAATAGGGATGCAAAATGCTGGACAAAATACAGGCGAGGAAGCTCAATCCGCTAGTCAACAACCCCAAACAATGGGAGGCGGTGGAGGAGTACCTCAAGCACCTCAAGAACTTGGAGCTACAGGTACTGGCGGTGGCAACATCGGAACTGGAAATATACCGCAGCCAGGGGAGGATCAGTTCTCTGGAACGATTGATCCAACTGCCGCAGTCGGTTAAACAAACAATTAAAGAGACTAGCTAATGGCAAAGAAAAAGAAAAGATATGGTATGAAAAAAGGTGGTAAAGGCATAGAAGCTTTAAGAAAAGAAGCTCCAGAAGTTGTAGAACGTATGGGTTATCAAAAAGGAAAAGAAGTTAAACCTTCTACTGAAATGTATTACGATACAGATGGAAATTTACAAAAATTTGATGTAGATCCTTATAAGGCTATAGGACATACTGTAGTTGAAGATAAAGGAAGATTTGATTTTCAAGACAAAGATTCTCCTGAAAGAATAGGACAAAGAGTTGAACGTATAAATATTGAAAATACTTTATTTAAACCTTATGAAGATAAACGTGAGGGTTTTAAAGGTGCTAAAAGTATAACAACAGGAAAAACTACTACTTCAGTTAAAGCTGAATTACCTCATATGCAACACGTTGCAGCGCATTTACAAAATATGTTGTTATCAGGAAATATATTAGATTTAAAAGAATTATTTAAAAGAGAAAAAAAACAAGAAGGTGGAGATATAGATGCTCAAATGGCTATGATTATGCCTACAGAAGAAGAGCCTATGATGGAAGAACAAGAACAAGATATGATGCCTGACGAGCAAAT